TTAATGTTGTAATACTAAATGTTCAAGATTATGAGGAAGCCCTAAATATTCAATAATTTGGAACTGACTCATATCAGATAAATCTTGTTCATCTATTGTTCTAGTTAACATTTCAATTGCAAACATATTAGCTTCAGCTTCTATACCATAAATCATACAACTAAGGTTGTTTGCTCTAAAAGCTGCTGTGCAAATACCTTTATGGAGTCTAACGTGGGCTATTTCATGCCATAATACAAATCTTTTCATAGAAGGTGATAGGTTTTGATTAATTAATATCACATAACATCTTTTATTGTGTATCGTTTGTCCTAATGTTTTATTCCCTAAATCAGTTTCAATTAAATCTATATCAGAATATTTGATTATTTTATATGGATTAATCGCATCAGATCCAAACTCTACAAATAATTTTTCTATTTCTTCTAATATCCAGTATTTGTTTAAATGCATACCAAAGCCCACCTATTGACGATATTTTTTAGGAGTGAATTTTTTCTTTGCTTTAACTTTGGTTAAGGCAAGTGCAAGTTGAATGGCATCGTATAATTTTTCCTTATCTTCATCGTCTAAAGGTTCACCATAATAATTTGTTTCAGCATCTGAATTCAAGCCTTCAAGTAATTTTTCAGCTTGTAAAGCAATATCTTGTTTATCTTTTTCTGTTAAATCATAATAATGGCGTTTATCAGTACGTCCTAAAAGATAATCAGTTGATACATTAAAGTAATCTGCAACTTTTTGTATTTTATCTCCAGATGGAGTACTTTTATTCCATCTAGACATGCTTCCATTTCCGAAATTTAACTTTCTTTCAAGTTCTGCCAACGTCATTGAACGTTCTTTTAATAAGATTTTTATACGGTCTAATAGCATAGGATATGCATTCCTTTCAAAATACCGACAAAAAAAGTATTTTTCTGCAAATTATCTATTTACAAATAGAGAATTTGCAGTTATACTAGTTTTGTAAGCAAGATATTTACGGCATACAAAGACTAAAAGCAATAAACTAATAGTCTCCCCAGACATCAGTAAGCTCGCTTTTTGTGCGCTGTATTTTGTATGCTTACATAATAGCATATTTGCAGTTTTTGTCAAACTTATTAGACAAAAATATTAGAAAATATTCGATAAGGGGGTATGAAGCATGACTTTAAAACAGCAAGTATTAATTGCTTTAGTAAAGAAAGGTTGGAGTCAAAGAGAGTTAGCTCGACGAATGGGTATATCAATTACTTATTTACGAGATATCTTCATCGAAAAAAGAAAACCTAAGGAACGTTTAAAACAAATCGAAGAACTTTTGGATATCAAGTTAGAAGTAGATTCTAATGATCAGCCATCAGAACAGGAGGCGTAAAAATGGTACAACGTTTGAGCAAAGCGGAGTTTAAAGAGAAATATAAGTATTCTGAAAGTACTTATCAAAGAAGAATGAAGGAATTTAAAAAATCACGTTTTAGTGAGGGGTATAACGCAGTTACTTCCAAAGAAATAACAATTGATGTCGATTTATATGAACAGTTTAGAACATGGCGTTCTAAAAATCGATTTAGAGTTAGAGCTGTTTGTTAATAGCTAAAAAATCTAAATTCACCACTTCTGAAAAGAGGAGTTGCTGCTCTCCTTTCAAGTTTGCCAAAGTCCACGTTTTTTCATTTTGGCAACTCCTCTTCTTGGAGGTGGTGACGGCGAGAGACGAAGGAGGGATGACATGAAGGAAGAATCAAAAATAGGGATTTTGAATGAGAACAATTACACAAGATTAATTATTGAAACAGAAGAAGGGAAAAAAGTAGCAGAAGTTACATTGACCGATGCAACTCCTGCTGACGGTTATCGTATTCGATTAACTCCTAAATATGATTAACCTTTTGGTGGGTGTGGATCGTTTCCGTGACTATCACGGCTTTGAATTTTTCCATCTCTGCCATGAATAAATAGCTCAGATCCTTGATTTTTAGAAATCTCTCTAGCGATTTTTACTGCTTCTGATTTTGTATTAGTATGTGCAGTCGCTTTAGAATTTCCAGCACCTTTGACATTCCAACCACCATTGGAATTAGGTACAACATGTTGATTTTTTCCCATAGTTTTCACCTCCATTTCTATAGAAATATTTTATCAAATAGAAATGGAGAAATTCAATAAACGAAAGGAGAAGTGATATGGCATATACCTTGCAACAAGAACATCAAATTCTCGGTTTGATTAAACAACGCAGGAAACAATTACAAGATGACCGTGCAGCGCTTAGAAAAGCCGATGAGCTATCAGATAGGCAAGCTGAACTAATTGCTTCTGAACTTGAGGATTTGAGAATGCTAGAAATAAAAAATAGGGAGGCTAGATTGTGACTTTACAAGAGCATCAACGATTGATGCAAGAGTTAAATCAGGAATATCACAAAGATGTGAAACCTGAGTTGCTAGGTAATCAATGGCGTGAACGCCAGAAGAAGTGGCGAGAAATAAAAAAAGACCAACTAACGATGAGGGTCGCTAATTGGTAATAAATAAAAATATATATCAGGAGAATTATAACATATGAATAAAGAAATTGAAAATCTTATTGAAGAATTGAAGAAAGAATGCGACAAAGAAAATATTGGTCTTTCTTTATCATTAGTAAATGAGGAAACATTTGGAATGATAGCTGCTGGTCCAGCTAATCTTGCTGTTATGGGTGCTTTATTGCAAGGAAAAGAATATATAGAAATCGCTGCAGGCAATTGCCATTGTGAAGAGTGTAAGAAAATAAGAGAAGTCATTAATGCGGTTGATGATGAAGTTTCTTCCACACAACATACTTTTGTTATTAATAACAAGGAAGATTTCGCTGATGTGATGACCCGTATTTTCAAGGGGGAATTCGAATGATTAAAATCAATACGCTTTGGATTGCACTATTTGTCTTTATGCTTGTAGTAATCTCAAACGCTAATTTGTTTGTAGGCTGTTTATTTGCAGGAATGATTACTTTGCTAAGCTTGTTAGAAGATTTTACAAAGAAAGAAGGCGCTAGGCATGAACGAGTTAGCAAATCTTGACAACTATTTAACTGACCCTGATTATGCTAAACCACCTTATGAAGCGCCAATTGATGAGGAGGATGAAGATGAGTAAATCTACCTTAGAAATGAGCCATCAAGAATGGCTCGAAGACCGCAAAAGAGGTATTGGTGGCTCAGATGTTGCAACCGTACTTGGATTAAACAAATACAAATCTCCTTATCAATTGTGGCTTGAGAAAACGGGTCAAATTGAATTGAAAGATTTAGAAAGCGAACCAGCTTATTGGGGTAATGTTTTAGAAGAAGTGGTTGCTAAAGAGTTTCAAGAACGGACAGGTAAAAAGGTTCGCAGAAGAAACCAAGTCTTTGAACATCCATTACATCCATTTTTAAGAGCAAATATTGATCGGGAAGTAGTGGGAGAAAATGCCATTCTGGAATGTAAAACAGCCAATCAATTTCTCGGAAAAGAGTGGGAAGGTGAAGAGGTACCGCTTAGCTATCTCTGTCAAGTTCAGCATTACATGAACGTTTTAAACAAAGACTATTGTTATATCGCTGTTTTGATCGGTGGACAAAAATTCATTTGGAAGCGAATTGCAAGAGATCAAGAATTAATCGATACAATTACAGAACGCTTGGTTGAATTTTGGGAAACAAATGTCGTTGAAGGTATCGAGCCTGTAATTGACGGAAGTGAAGCGACTGCTGACTTCTTAAAAGAAAAATATGCAGATGTAGAAGAAAATCAAACAGCTCTACCATCACGTTTTGATGAACTTATCGAGCAAAAAAGAGAACTCAAGCGGACGAAAAAAGAAATTGAATCAGCTATCCGTCAAGTAGACAACGAGATTATCAGCGAGCTAGGTAAACGTGAAACCAGTATCGGTATCACTCAAAAAAACATCATCAGTTGGAAACTTGTCCGTACGAGACGTATGAACTCGAAGAAACTAGCAGAGAAATATCCAGATGTCGCAAATGATGAAGAGATTTATAACGTTACTGAATCAAGAAGGCTAACCGAAAAGGAGATCAAATAATATGGCAACAAATGAATCGTTAAAAAATCAATTGGCAGAAAAGCCACAGAAACAAGTTGCACCAGGACAGTTAGGGCTTAAAGCTCTAATGAATACACCAACAATGAGAAAGAAATTTGAAGAAGTACTTCATGACAATGCTAATGCTTTTATGTCGAATGTTATGACTCTTGTATCTAATGACAGTTATCTTGCAGATAGTGAACCGATGTCTATCATGAGTGGTGCGTTAACTGCTGCAACATTAAATCTTGGGCTAGATAAGAATTTAGGTTATGCATATTTAGTTCCATTCAATAGTAAAAACAAGCAAACAGGAAAATGGGAAAAGAAAGCTCAATTCATGCTTGGCTATAAAGGATATATCCAATTAGCCCAACGATCAGGTAAATACAAAGCATTAAATGTGATCGAAGTTTACGAAGGAGAACTAAAAAGCTGGAACCGACTGACAGAAGAGTTTGAGTTTGATCCAAATGGTAGAACGTCTGATGAAGTCATTGGATATGTTGGCTATTTCGAGTTACTGAATGGATTCAAAAAAACTGTCTATTGGACCAAACAAGAAATCGAAGCTCATCGGATTGCTAACAATAAAGATCGCGATAAGACAAAGTTAAGTGGTGTGTGGGCATCTGATTACAATGCAATGGCACGAAAAACTGTTTTGAGAAATCTTCTTTCTAAATGGGGAATCTTGTCCATCGAAATGCAAGAAGCCACCACATCGGATGAGAGAGTCCAAAGGGTTCAAGAAGACGGCAGCATTATTGCTGAAACAGAAGTTGAAGAAGATATTCCTGAAAGAAAAGAAGCAGAGGTTATATCTGAAGAAAATGAAGATGTACAAACTGGATTATTTGATGCATCTAATCCGCCGTTAAACAAATAATGAGGGAGCTTTCTCCCTTGCTTTTCTAGAGGAGAAATACGAATGAACACAGGATATGTCAAATTACATCGAAAAGTGATGAATTCATTCGTTTGGACCAATCCTTATATGTATAAATTATGGAGCTTGTGTTTGATGAAAGCGAGTCATGAGAATCGCAAGATACTTTTTAATGGAAAAGAGATACAAGTGAACAGCGGAGAATTCGTCACAGGGCGCGATGCTATCACATCTGAGATGAACGAAGGCGTGAAACGTGAACATCAAGTGAACAGCGGTTCTGTATGGAGATGGCTAAAACAATTTGAAAAAAACGGAATGTTGAACATCAAATCAACTACGAAATACAGCGTTATATCAATAAAAAACTGGTCTTTGTACCAAAGCAGTGAACAACAAATGAACATCAAACGCACAACAAGTGAACAACAAGTGCACACAAACAAGAATGAAAAGAATTATAAGAATGAAAAGAATAATAAAACATCATCGTCGCAACCACGCAAAAAGCGTGTTTACGACACCGACTCAGTTTACTACATTCTCGCGGAGGAGTTATTCAAACAGATTTGTCAGAATCAGGAAATCAAAAAGCCGAATCTGCAAAGTTGGGCAGATAACATTCGGAAAATGATCGAGATCGACAAGCGGACCGAAAACCAGGTACGGGGAATGATTGAATGGAGTCAGCACAATGTGTTTTGGGCATCGAATATTTTATCTGCTAAAAAATTGCGAGAAAAATACGACACAATGGCAGCGCAAGCAAATCGTGATTATAAAACAAAACAAACTAAAACGCTTGAATACGAGAAATTTAGCACAGATGAGTTGCCTATTTGAGAGGAGGCGTAGGCATGGAAACTGTTGGGGAAATCATGGAAAAGCTGATACAGAAAGTGCTTGTCCAACGTGGCGAATGTCCTGAATGCGGACAGCCTTTGTATGGATGGCGTACGAAGAACCCTGATGGCTCAGAACGTTGTAAGCCAACCTGTATGCAATGTGGGTATAAAGCATTGCGAGTTCAGGAAGACTTACAAACAGAACGAATTTACAACGAGAGCCTGAAAGCAAGAGCAATCAATTTTTTCAAAGGTGGTTCTGTTGTGCCTAATCAAGCGTTGTTTGATTGCACATTGCAGAATTATCAAATTGTCGATCAAGAAACAAGACAAGCGGTTGAAGTAACCAAACGCTTTGTTAATTCAGTCTTGTTAGGAAATCCAAGTCACCTTGTTTTAACTGGAAAACAAGGAACAGGTAAAAGTCACCTAGCGATGGCAGCGGCTTGGGAAGTCTTGAAGCGATCAAACTACGATAAAAAAATCTTATTTATCGGGTTACAGGAAATGCTGGATCAAATCAAATTTTCGTACAACAATCCTGAACTCAGAAAAACGATTGAGGGATCGTTGATTGCAGATATCAAAACAGCGGATTTAGTCATCATTGATGATATCGGTTCAGAACTAGGAAAAGATGCATCAGATAGTCGAGCGTTTGGCATAAACACGCTAAATTCGTTCTTGGATGCACGACAGAACCTAGCAACGATTATCACAACGAACTTGCTTGGTGAAGAACTGAAAAAAGCTTACGGTACGAGAACAATATCAAGAATGTTTGTCAACTCTGATGGATTTACGATGGTATTTTCTCAAACAGCAGACAAGCGCATAAAACCAGTGAAAGGTAGTATCGCATGAATAAATACCGTAATAAAAAAACTGTTCATCGAGGTATCAAGTTTGATTCTATCGCGGAAGCAGAGTATTACGATCTAGCCTTGTGGCAAGCTGAAGCGAATGGTTGGAAAGTGAAGCTCCAGGAAAGGTTTGAGCTGATGCCGAAGTTTGAACTAGAGGGCAAGAAGTATCGCAAGATCGAGTATATTCCCGACTTCACATTTTACAAAAGCGGCAAGCTGGTCAAAGTCGTAGATGTTAAGGGGATGCAGACAAAAGACTTTAAGATCAAGGCAAAGTTGTTCTGTCATCAATATCAAGTGCCGTTGATATTAGCCAAAAAATATCGGAATACGTTCAAGGAAGAGCGTTTTTAACGAGGTGGTCCATCATGACAACAGAAGAAGTGATTCAAATGCGAATTCGAAGCCTTCGGCGTGAGATTGACGATCTGGAACGAACAAAGGCAGTGATGGTCAATGAAACGGCTAGAAAGGCAATCGATTTGCACATAGAGAATTTAAGAAGGGAAATCCGTAGATTGGAGGAATGAGCGTGGATAAGGAAGCGGCTTGGCGAAAATTAATGTTGCTGATTCAAGATGAGAACTGGCAAGAAGATGAAGCAGTGGTTGCTGAAGTTCAGCGTCTAGAAAAGATTGCTAACGGACGTATACGAAAAAAGCCAGACAAAAGAAAACAGCGCAAAGGGAAAATCGTCGTTGTTTTACACGAAGGCAAAATTTTGATGCAAGGAACAGCTAGTGAGCTGTCTGCAGAAACTGGATATACGCGTGGGACTATTCGAACGTACGCTTGGCGAAATCACACCGATCGAAAAGGGCACGAATATAAGTATTTGGAGGAAGAAAAATGAACGAAAACAAATTAATCAAATTGGGTGTAGCAGGAGCAGTAATCGTAGGTATTGGAGTTATCGGAGGATTTAAGTTCTTCGAAAAAATCGATAATGGATATGTGGGTGTGCGCTATTCAATGAACGGCGGTATCAAAGATGAAGCACTGACGCAAGGTGTGAAATTTGTAGGGATTGACAAAGTGATCCAATATCCAATTCGCTTGCAAACTATCCAATCAAAAAATATTTCAGTATCTACAAGCGACGGCAAAAAGACAACGATTGATATCAAATATGACTACAAAGTTGATTCAACTAAAGCAGCAAAAATGTACAAGGAATTTGGGAATATCACTTCGGAAGATATCGAAAGTGGATGGTTAAAATCTAAGCTTCAAAAGGTCGCTCGTGAAGTTTATGCGAAATATAGTCTGCTTGATGTCCTTTCAGGAGATTCCTCTAAAGTTGAAGCTGAGGTATTAACGAACTTTGCTAAATCAGTTGAATCTAAAGGGTTTGAAGTCGAAGACGTAACACTTGGTGTTCCAGATGTCGATAAAGAAACACAAAAATCAATCGATGCGATCATTCGAGCTGGTCAAGAAAATGAAAAAGCGAAGCTAGACGCAGAAACTGCAAAAACTCAAGCTGATAGTGAAGCTTACAAGAAAACAAAAGCTGCAGAAGCAGAGGCAGAATCTAATCGCAAAGTCGCCGAATCAGTAACAGACAATTTGATTCGTTATGAAGAAGCTCAAGCTCGCAAAAAGCATGGATGGGTAACAGTAAATGGAGCAGATACTGTAGTTACGGATGAAGCAGGCAAATAATATGGGATTCTTTATGGCTAAAATTCTCTTGTTCTTAGGTTTAGTAGGAGCAGCATATCTCGTGTATGCGCTCCTTTCCCAAACTGATGACAAAGAAGATGACAACAACGATGAAATGAAATTTTAGGAGGAGAAATAATGGACGAACTAATCACAAAAGTAGAGCAGTGGGCTAAAGATAAGGGACTGGATCAAGCGGATCCAAAAGCACAGTTTTTGAAAGTAGCTGAGGAATTCGGAGAAATTGCTTCGGCGATGGCAAGAAGTAATGATGAGCTATTTAAAGATAGCGTAGGAGACGTTATCGTCACGCTGATTATCCTTTCCATGCAAAAAGGGACAAACATACAAGAGTGTTTAGAAATGGCATACAACGAAATCAAAGGGCGCACAGGAAAAATGGTAGATGGTGTATTCGTGAAGTCGAGTGATTTGGAGGACAGCAAATGATACCGAGATTTCGAGCGTGGTACACACCATTTAAAGGTAAAACAATTGGACAAGAAATGAAATATGGGCAAGCAGGAAGGTTGATCACTCATGCTGAAATGGCTCCAGATAAATATGTCCTCATGCAATCAACAGGGCTGAAAGATAAAAATGGTGTGGAGATATTTGAAGGAGATGTAGTACTTTTCAGTGTAAGTGATGGTTTTGATCATTTAGTCGACGAAAAAGCTATTGTTCAATCCTCTGAGTGCCATTCTGGCTTAATTTGTAAGCTAGTAGACTTGGACTTAGAATATCGAATTTATTATGATCCAGTATTTCACACTGACTATGAAGTTATCGGGAATATATACGAGAATAAAGAGTTATTAGAGGTAGAGTAATTGACTAAAATATTAGATGCATGTTGTGGTAGTCGAATGTTTTGGTTTGATAAACAGAATCCAAACGTAATTTTTATGGACATTCGGAAACAATACGAAGAACTAAATAGCGGACATGTCGTTGATATCAATCCTAATGTCATTGGAGATTTCAGAGATATGCCATTTGAAGATGAATCATTTTATCATGTAGTATTTGATCCGCCACACTTGCTTAAAGCAGGCGAGAATAGCTGGTTGGCCAAAAAGTATGGAAAATTAAATCCCGAAACTTGGAAAGAAGATTTAGCATTAGGATTCAAAGAATGTTTCAGAGTATTAAAGCCAAATGGAACTCTTGTATTTAAATGGAACGAGGATCAAATCAAGCTATCAGAAATATTGAATGCAATTGATTATGTGCCATTATATGGAAATAAGAGAGCTAAAACACACTGGTTAGTATTTATGAAGAGTATCTAGCTACCTCGTGAAATTGTAGGATCAATTTTGATTAAATATGTAATTTCTGAATTTACCAGATAATGGGAAGGTAAACATGCAAATTAAAAGTATCGTTTGGAAAATTAAAACTATAGTTAATTCTGTAGCGTTGAATTTTAAGTACAAGCTTAAATGTATTCCCCATTCAATCAAATTTAATCCAATTAAATAAAAGTAGTATCTCTTTTTAATCTTACAGTTTTTAAGAAAATAGTAGCTAATATAATAATCTAATAAGACAAGTATAACCAATATATGTTTATCTATAGTGACTATAGTGTCATGTTTTTCTGAGAGTCTATGGAAATACATTAATAATGTTGGTAAAGGAATATATATTGTTAATAATGATATAAAGAAAAAGACTATAAATGGCATTTCGTCACTCCCATATAAATAAAACTATGTAAAAAATATCACAATATTGTGTTGTGGTCAAATATTTTCATGTTATCTATTTTGTTATTATCGTCAATAAATGAAAAGGAGGAGGTAGAATGATGGGTTTCAAAAAGAGTGACAAAGTAGTTACTAAAATAGGATCAGGCGTGTCATTATACTTCTTGGACAACGAATATTATATAGTTCAAGATGCTTCGATGCCTGGCAGAATCGTTTTGATTGACGAAGATAAACAGCGTTTGAGTTGGCCATCTAGTAAATTCGAATTATATGAGGAGGTGGCGGAAGGATCAGCAAGGCGTTGAAATGGCTAGAAGCTGAAGCAGATAGACTCGAAAAAGAGTACATTGAAAATGATGATCCGAATAAAACAGTAAATCATAGCTTTATAGAAGGCTTCAATTATGCGTTAGTAAATTTACAGGCGATAGAAGAGCTAGAACTCAACGACAACCAGAAAATCGTGTTGGAGTGGTTGAAAAGCGAGACAATTTTAACTAGAGAAGCACCAATATTATCTGTTAATGCTTTTTCTGATAAAAATTTACTAGGAAAATTACCTGATAAAGTACGCAAAGCTTATAAACTATTGGATTGTAAACAAGAATATGAAGTCCTAGCAGCATTCGCGCAATGGGGATTGGGACAGGAGGAAGCGGAATGATCCACGAACTAAAAATACTACCAGAATATTTTGAAGCAGTCACAAGCGGACGCAAACAATTCGAGACCCGCAGGAATGATCGTAATTTTAAAGTTGGTAGTCAGTTAATTTTGAGAGAGTGGACTGGCGAAAAATATACAGGCGACTCATACAAAGCAGAAATTACTTATATTACTGATTATGCTCAGCAAGATGGATATGTAGTTCTAGGAATTAGAGGGGTAAAGTAGATGAGTTTAATTGAAAAGATACAAGAAACACAAAATGAATCATTCGATAAATGGTTTTAACGTTGGTACGAAAAACAAAATTTAGAAGATACTATCATCAAGTCAGCAGCAAAAGGTTATAAAGGTTATTGTATTTCTATCAAAGAAACATGGGAATCCGCATCTAATTGGGATGAAAAACAAAAATATCTTGTAAGACGACTAAGAGACAAAAGAACTGTTAAAAAAATCCAAGAGAAACTAGGCGAAGGATTAAAAGTGAAATACGTCAATGATGATAAAACATATGATACTTTTTTTGGACTTAAAAGACATGAACAATCGGAATATATATCAATTGAGTGGGGAGAAGCGGAATGAGGAAAGCCATAAAAGAAAATTTTAAGTATATCTATCTAATGATGTCCTTAATCATGGTCATTATATTTGGGCTCAATAATGAGTTTGTTAAAGCAGCAGTTACAGGGATTTTCGCATTTGAATACATCAAAATAATGATGTTATCTGAGCTATCAGAATATTTGAAAACATCAGTAATAATTTTGTATAAGGGCGACGAAAGCGAGGTCTCAGAATGAACACCAGACACCGCAGAGTAGCAAAACTAAGAAAACAGGAACTAAATGTACTAAAGACAAAGTTTGAAAAAGAATATGGAATTTCAGCAGAAGAAACATATAAAGTGGCAAGTCAGTTTGTTGCTGATGCAAGTGATGCTATTCGTAAGTTTGGGATTTCGATATTAAATGATGATCGTAAATGGGAGGAAATGAGATGAAACTAAAAGACGGATTTTACGCTAGTAGTCACGGCATCGGCGGTTTAATGCTAGATATGCCGACAAAGAACCCTAAAACACGTAAGAAACCAAAATTCAAAGTTGGTGACATGGTTCGCTGTGAAGCAGAAGGGTTCATCTATCCGTTTCGTGGATATGTAGAGCATCTCTATAATCACTCAGCGATCATTCGCATTGAAAACACGATGGAATGTGACAAGTGGTTAGCGAAAAGCAAAGAGAATTTAGCTGTAGCGAGATTGGTGGATATGGAGGTTATAAACAATGAAGTTTAAAATCTTTGAAGAGGACACTCGTTATAAATTAGAAAAAGAATTAAACGATTTTGCGAAAAACAATGAGATTCAGCATATATCTTTAGCAACTTCTAAGAGAGGTTATGCAAATTACTATGCAGCTGTTGTGAGCTATGTAAGTCGAGAAGTGTAACTCGGCAAATAAAAAAAGCCGGATCGCTCCGACTGATTCAATAAATCCAACACATTTATTATATCACATAAAGGAGCGGTTTGACTTGATGCAATTGTTACGAGAGGTAGATTTCAAACAGACAAGATGTAATGCGAGAGATGTGCTGAAGAACTTTCGGCGTTTGGAGCGGATGGCAGGTCGCTCTTTGATAGATATTAAGTCGCCGATTATTACGGATATGCCGAAGGCACCGAAGCACGGCAATAAGGCAGAAGACGCGATCATTCAAATGATGGATATAGAAGCGGAGAGAGACGCGATTCTAGCGGCTTTGATGGCTCTTAGTCTGATTAGTCGTCAGATACTCTACTACAGCTTCTGTGTGCCAGATAGCTTCTCAAACTACAGGATTAGCCGTGAAGTGGGTTATTCAGAAAGAAGCATACAAAGGATGAAGTCGGAAGCTCTAATAGAGTTTGCAGAAGCGTATAAACACGGAAGAATAATTGCTTATAAATAGGGGGACCATATAATGTGGAAAGATTATGTATCGTTGAAAGAGTTGAAAAAAGATCTTGTTTTCAAAAGAATTGTAGAATGGTCAGAGAGTGAATTAATTTTAGAAGATGGAACCAAAATGGAAGTTGTATGTAGCGAATCAGATTGCTGCGCATGGGCCGAAGGTGAATTCAAAAATGTAAAGCTTGATGCAGTGATTACAGATATAAAGATTTTTGATAAAGGTAACCGTCTCTATAATGGTGACGGACATACCTCTTATGCTGAAGTCGTTGTTTATCATAATCGTAATGAGATCGCTAAAGCAGAATGCACAGCGAATGATGGGAATGGCGGCTACTATTATAGTGTTTGTGCTTTAAAGGTCAAAGACAAACTTTGTATAGTGACTGACGCATAAAAAAATGGCGGTTTTTTGGCGGAATGATGGCGGTTTTTAGCCATTTATCAGTGATATTATGGTAGTGTCGAAAGATTAGTGATAGGTCTGAGACAAAATAATAATAAAAGGAACATCGTTTTATTATTGTTTCACAATTAAGCTTCGATAGACAGCAACGGAAATATTAAGAATAAGGATGTGAATTTTAACTCCTTCTAAATTGTTCTTATTATCTATCATCCGTTGCTGTCTATTGTTACATACAGATCGCTTAGGCGGTCTTTTTATTTTGGCCGAAAACCTACATTTTCGATGGCCGATTATTGGAGGAGGAATAGCATGTTCAAACTATCTGAAATCATTAAGAAGTCCGACGTTGAGAAATTAGAGATGTTAAAAAAGAAGTTGAAGAAATAGCAGTCTCTTCGTGAGGCTGTTTTATTTTGCTCACAAAAATAGACCACTATCGGGTAATAGTGGTCAGGAATTAAATGAAAAAGATGTTAGGGTTGTTAGCTAAGTATAACATCATAACGCTTACAAAACAATGCAAGAAGGATAAATTATTATGAGAACTTACTGGTATGTGTCATTAAACAATAAATATCCGAAGCCAATGAAAGGACAGCATAGGCGTGTAGTCATGTCTGTTCAAATGAAGGCGAAGTATTCGATTGTAGAAATGATCAGAGAGGCAACGCCAGTAGAGATTGATTATTGCAAGCTAGTCTATTGTGGGTGCGGCCGTTGGAAAGAGGATCATGTACAAAAAAATATCAGCAAGTACATATAGAGAGGCGGTGATTAAGGATGGAAAAAAGCGATACGAAAGCGAACAGATACAAACCTACTGCTGCAGAGAAAAAACTCTTGGAAGTATTGATAAATCCAGATAACTTAGGCAAACCGGTGCAAGAGTTGTGTTCACTGGCGAAAATAGGTAGGACCAAATATTACGACGCCATGAGCAAAGATGGCTTTGTTGATCTAGTTAACGAAACAACAATGGATCTGATCAAAGGAAAAGCTTCTGATGTCCTTAATGCCACTTACAAGTATGCATTGACTGAAAAAGGTCATCAGGATAGGAAAATGATTCTGACTATTGCTGGAATCTATGCAGACAAACAAGAACTCAAACATTCTGGCGGCGTCGATATCCGAAAACAGTATGAGAAAATGTCCGATGAAGAATTAGAAGAGTTGGTGAAACGGTATGAAAAAATCAACGACTCTTAATCGTGTTGAGTATGCCGTTGTTCAAAGAGAGCTAGCCATTCGAAAAGCTAGGAAAAGTTTTTGGCTATTCTGCCAGCTTCTTTATCCAGAGTTTTACAAAGATGATCGGTTGTATTTGAAAGATTTATGTCATACGCTACAAGATTTTTACGAAGATAAAATCGACAAAAAAATTTTGGTTATTAACATGCCGCCTCGACATGGGAAGACTTTTACAGCGCGGCTATTCGTTTTATGGATGTTTGGACAAAATCCAAAGACGAAAATTATTACCGGATCTTATAACCAAATCCTGTCATCTTTATTTGCGCAACAAACACGTGATGGAATCATGGTTGAAAACGAAAATGTTAAGGCTGAATACTTTAAAGATATTTTTCCAGAGGTGCAAATCAAATATGGAGATGCTGCAAAGGGTTTCTGGTCTTTAGATGGTTCAGAAGAAAAGAATTATTTAGCGACTTCTCCTGGTGGAACATCCACTGGTATTGGCGCGAATTATGTAATTGTTGATGACATCATTAAAACCGCAGAAGAAGCCTATAACGAGCGTGTTTTAGATTCTCACTGGGAATGGTATAACAACACGTTGGCCCAACGAATGGAACGGCCACGTAAACAGATATTGATTATGACACGTTGGTCAAGTAATGATTTAGCCGGAAAAATGTTGACGAGACGAAAAAATAATGTTCATCAGATCTGTTATAAAGCAGTACAAGAAGACGGCTCGATGTTGTGCAACGAGATTATGACCCACGATGAGTACTTAGATGTGGTACAAGAAATGAATGTAGATATTGCAGAAGCCAACTATCAGCAAGAACCAATTGACCAAAAAGGCAGGCTATATCAGAAGTTTCTTACTTATGATACGTTGCCTGATAACATTATCAAAATATGGAACTACACCGACACCGCCGACAAGGGTGCCGATTACTTTGCGTCTCCTGTTTTTGCTGAGACGTCTGATCATGATGCTTATATTATCGATGTCATGTATACAAAAGAGCCGATGGAAACAACTGAAATAGCCCACGCTAATATGATTATTCGCAATCGAGTTAATAAGGTACGGATTGAAGGAAACAATGGCGGGCGTGGATTCAGAAGAAATTCAGAAAGAATTACAAAAGAGCGAGGCTATCGAGGTGCAGTATTTGAAGACTTTCATCAATCGGATAATAAACTGTCTAGAATACTGGCGAATAGTGCTTGGGTGGAAAATCATGTTTACTATCCAGATGATTGGGCGACACGTTGGCCGGACTTTTATGAGGCTATGGTTAGTTATCAACGTGAAGGTAAGAACGCTCATGATGATGCTCCGGATGCAGTTACAGGAATTGCAGAAACGATTATAGAAGCAGATGACTTCGAGTTTATTGCTTATTAGGAGGTGGGTCTTTGTTTTATTCTGGAATCACATTGAAAAAATACAAACGTTTAAGAACGAAATATTCAACGCAAATCGAAGAAGGATTATTCGATCCTAACGCTTTTATGGAAGATATGAAACCCTTTTTCGATGATCGAGAAAGAAAGTATCTTGCTTATACTAGCGAGAAAAACGAGATCGACAGTCGTGAGAAACCAAAAACAAAAATCATTAAGGTCAATAACAAGATTCATGCGGGAATGTATTCAGTGGTCGTTGATCAAGCAGTTAACCATTTCACAGGAATACCAATTAAATGGGATTATGATGTTTCGGAACAGAAAAGGACATTCATTCAACGAATGAGAGACAAATTACTGGGTAATGATATCAGCGCCCCTTCTACCCCAGAAGAATTTGAAACACTCACGAGACAATTAAGTACTATGCGGTTTGGAATGTTAGACCCCGATACTGCAACATTTCAAGGAGCGACAGGGCTTGCTTTCAGATTACTGGAGCCTGTTGAGACAAATGATGGTTGGGAACTAAGAGCAAGCAACATTGAGCCGTGGAAAGCTGAAAAGTACGAAAACGGCGCAGTGTACATTAAAGAGAAATACGATCCATATCAAAAGAAGTTTTATGAAGAGATGAAGGTTGTCACGCCGAAATCAATATTTACTTATGCTCGATATACTGATTACCCTGGCACGGTACAAGGAGCATTTAAAACGCTGGGTAATGTTCCTAATCCTTTAGGCGTTATCAATCTTACGGAGTTTAAAAACAATACAAACCGTTACTGTGACTTTGAAGTTGCAGAGGAGATTAGTGATGCTATTGATCGTGTTTTATCTGATCAGCAGAACGAGATTGAACAATTCAAGTTAGCTTATATGCTGATCACTGGGGCAGATTTGTCCGAGGATAAAGCCAAGAAGATGATGGAGCAACTAGGGATCATCAATCTGAAAGACCCTAATGCGAAAGCCGGCTACGTGACAAAGGATCTACAAAAGGATTTCAACGAGTATCATTTTGATCTTCTTAAAAAGCAATTCTACACGGTGTGTAAAGCAATTGATTTCAATGACGAAGTCTTTAAGTCGAATAGTTCTGGGGAAGCCCGAAAGTGGCAAATCATTAGTTTAGAAGCTAAGACAAATACCAAAGAACAGTACTTTCGAGAAGGATTGAAAGAGTGTGCCGAGGTTATGGCTGCTTATTTGGATTTTGCCGAGAAAGTTACAATTGATCCGGAAAAGATCATTTTCACCTTCTCTCGTTCGCTTCCAACAGATTTAAGCTACCTAGCTGAGGCATTGCCTAAGTTGGCACCATACGTTTCTAAGAGGACGATTCAAAGTCAGATCCCGTTCGTCACAGATGTTGATTATGAAAACGAAATGATTGACGTCGAAAGCAGACAATCTTACCCAGACGGCGAGTATGGAGGTGGCATCGTTGAGTCAAATAGAAACGAAGTACTGGACCAAACGTCGAGAACTGGAAGATTTAGCAAGACTCAAAATGGAAAATCAAACGCTAAAGAAACTAAGTAGTGTCTTTCCTGATGCGTTGAAAGAAATTCAAGCGGAGTTATTATCCCAAGCTGATTTACACGATATTACCTATGCTGAGATGATGGAATTTTATAGTACAAGTGATCAGAAAAAATATCGTGAATACGTTGAAAAGAACTACAAATCACTGAAGATGTATGATGCAAAATACAAAGAGTTCATCGAAGAATACTTTCCTTCTTTCGACTACGCCAAAGTGAATCGGCTGCTTCAAATGAGGTCAGATATTTTTCGAATTCTTGCAGAGAGTGCAATAGATGCAGATGTGAATAAATATTTTTCGGATCGGTTAGAAGATATCTTGCAACGTTCGTATGTATCAAACGCAAACGTATTTGCCCAGATTTTGAACGTAGATTTGCCGAATTACTTATCAAAGGAAGAACTTGAACGTTACCTGAACTATCCTTGGTCAGGTAAGACATTCTCGCGTCGTTTATGGGGCAATATTTCATCTCTAGAACAAAAGCTATCTAACGCCATTACAACTAGTGTAGCAAGTGGCGAAGGAGTTCTCGTGGCATTACGAACAATGCGAGAAGACCCAGAAATATGCGATATGTTCAAAAGGGAGGAATCGAAGTACAACAAGGCGATCGAAAATCTTGTGAGAACAGAATACGCTAAATTCGCTCAAGATGGTATTGAGAAATCTTATATTGAAACTGGTGTAGACGAATACAATGTCTTAACTGCAAAAGATGAAAAGGTATGTTCAATATGCGGTGGCAAAGCAAAGAACAACCCATACAAGTTGAGTGAAGCGATCATTGGTGAGAACCGTGCGCCTTTTCATGGCCGATGCAGATGTACAGATGTTCCTAATATGCCGAAATTAGGAAAAGATATTGACGAAGAGTATGAGCGTTTATTTGGCGATTTATTAGATGAGTTTGCACATGATTCTTTTGGAATTAATTTGAAACGGAGGAAGTAGAATGAAAGATTTTTTTGAAGCAGTACTAACAATTAATGTAAATGCTGATATTGCAGAAGCCTACAAAACAGCTATTGAGTCTGAGAACCATCCTAATGGCTTGAGAGACCATTGGAATGGCAATTATGCCTACGTGGTTATTGGCGATCAAACTGTTAATTATCAAGATAATACTCCAGTTGATAAGAATACCGTTAATTTAACGATTCAATTATTATCTCATTCATTACCAAATTTAAAAGAAACAGTTGATTGGTATGAAAATATGGGATGTATTGTTGTTAGAACTGACTACAAAGAAGGAAAGTCTAGTAATTAGGCTTTTTTATTTTGTCCGAAATGACGTTAAACTAGCGCAATACTGGGCTTGGTTGAATGGTGGGGCGCAACTATTAAAACTCAAAGCAATGCGGGGCGTGAAAACGAATCGTGGGGCGAAAGGAGAATGATTATGAAACACAAATCATTAATGCCAATGAATTTGCAATACTTTGCCGAAGGTGACGATCAAAAGTTTTCTTTTGATGACTTCAAATCTTTTGTGGAATCCAATGAAGAAGCTCAAAAATTTATTCAGTCACAATCTCAAAGTGTTGCCGACAAACAATTGGAAGCTTGGAAACAAAATAACTTAGATAAAATTAAACAGGATACCATCAAGGAATATGAGGAATCTAAGAAAAACAAGTCACCTGAGCAAATTCAACTGGAAAAACTACAAGCTGAATTTGAAGCAGAAAAAGCGTTGCGTGTGACAAGTGATAATAAAGCATTTGTTGCAGAACAAATTGCTGGATTAGAACTAGATGGAGAGTTAAAAGAGTCTATTTCTCAATTTATGCTAAATAATCTTGTTAGTTCGGATACAGATTTCACTAAGAATGCTGTTGAAGGTTTTACAAGTGTTTTGAATGCAATCAATGAGAAACATGCAGATGCATTAAAAGAACTACAAATGAAGTTTGCATTTGGTGGAACTCAACAATCGAATAACCAAGTTCAGCAGAACAATGAAACATTTACAAATCCAGAAGAACAATTAGGACAAATTCTTCAACAATTTAACTAGGAGAGTGAAAAATTATGAAAAAAACATCTTTAAATAATTTAGAGTATTTGGATATTTCACCAGCGATTAATGCTATGCAAGTACCAAATACACCTTTTTTAAGCTATTTACTTGGTGCTGGAAAGACAGAGCAAGCAAATTCAACAGAAATTAAATGGCGTGAATATGACATCAACAACGATGATTCTTCTGAAAAGCTTGAGGGCGGAGATTATCCAGATGCTGAATCGGGTCGAAATTGGTTTAACAACTATACAGAAATTTTTAGAAAATCAACCTCTGTATCTGGTACATTAGATGCTATTAATGTGAATGGTGTCGGAAACGAGTTAACTAATCAAGTAGCACTACGTGGTATGGAAATGAAAATTGACTTGAACAGAAAATTGATTACTGGTGTAAAAGCTGATGAAAATGGTTCTAAAGGTCGTCGAATGAATGGAATTTTGAACTTGATCAATTCAGCAAATAAGGCAGAAACAGCTACTGCGGGTGCAGTAACAAGAAAAGATATCGATGGTTTATTTAAATTGATGTATGAAAAAGGTTATATGGGAGAAAAATTATGCTTGATTTCTCCAGATATGCAGGAGTTAATGACTGATGAGTTAGATGGAAAATCAACAAAAATTGTTCAGTTCGGTGAAAGAGTAACTTTTGGATTGCAAATTGGAAATATCGTGTCTAATTACGGTACAGGTATTGCTTTACTAGAACCATCATTGCCAAAAGGAACAATTGCCGCAATCGATACTAATTATGTGAAACTACGTCCATTACGTGAATGGAGAGCAGAAGAACTTGCAAAAACAACTGATTCAAGACGTATCGGTCTTGTAGGTGAATATTCTCTTGAATACAACGCTTCAAACTCTGGGGCAATTTTAAATTTAAAGTCTGAATAAAAGGGAGTTAGTACTCCCTTTTTTGATAGGAGGAATTACAGTGGTAAAAAAAGATGAAACTAAAAAAGATGAAGTCGTGAAATATAGAGTAGGTAAAACTAAAAATTTTGTTGGATTTGTTCATCCTAAAACTCGTAGATTTATCACAGCAGATTCAAATAACGAATTTATCATTTCTATAGATGATAAAGAAGCAATTGCAATTTTGGAAGATGCAATTGATGTTAATGAAATTTAGGAAGTGATCTGATGGATGAATCGCTAAAAACGGAAATCATTGAGTCTATAAAAGAAGATTTTCCAGATTTGAGTGAAGAACGCATAACTAATTTATTAGAAATAATTTTGCTAGAAATTGAATCATACAATAGTTGTAAAAATGATGTTTCATGGGAAAAGTTAAAAAGCGTGATTAGTGAAGTGTTGTATCAAATAATAAAAAATGAATCAGAAAAAAAAGTATCTTCAGTTAGACGTGGCGATACGACGATTAGTTATGCGTCAACAGCGAATGCTGTTAGTGAGTTACTTCTAGGATATGGCGATTTGATACGAAGGGTTATTGGTTGTGGAGGATTGGAGTTTTTTTAATGAATGAAGCAGATATTTTAGAAACTACTTACGAAGATAGTTGTATTATCGAAAGACTAATGGACATTGAAGATTCTAATACAAATATTACTATTCAAGATTATAAAAAAGTATATGATAATCCTATTTCTTGCGCTCTTTCACAAGGTCAAATCGATGGACTAGCAGTCATAGAAGATGGAGAGATGGTAAATGTTTCAACTGACACATATAAATTATTTGTTCATCCTAAGATTAAACTAAAAAAAGGAGATCGAATAACAATAACTCAAAAGGCCAGTGGCTTAATTTTTTCTCTATTTGCTACTAAGCCTTTTTACTATCCTAGTCATTGTGAAGTGAATTTGATAGGAAGTGAGAAAAATGGGTAATCTCAAATATGAATCAAATGCAGAAAAGATCATTGAGAATTTTAAAAATATGACTGTAATTGCTCAAAAAGAAGGAATATCCTTCGTTAACGATTCAATGAATAAAGTCGTTAGTTTAGCTAAACCATTAACTCCTGTAAAATCAGGTAATTTAAGGCGAGGATATCGTGTAGTAAAAGCTAGAAAACTATCAAGCGGTCGAATTGTTGGAGCAGTTATAAACAATGAACATTATTTTAAATATGTAGAAGAAGGTCATAGGACTAAAAATGGTGGCTTTGTCAAAGGGAAATTCATGTTAACTCGTGCAACGAATCTTGCAAATATGTCTTATATTCCTCGAAGATTTAAACAAATGGCAATAAAAATCGTTAAGAAAGGAAAGTAACATGAAAGATGAAATCATTGCTGCAATCAGTAGCAAATTAAAAGAAATCTATCCTGATGGGACAATATATCTTGATTCAGTTATGCAGTCAACTAAAGATTTTTATTTCGTTTTATCAGTAATGGAATCTGGAACTGAAAATGTAGGAATTGATATTCAAAATGTTTCTTTCTTAATTGATATTGCATTGATTGATAATAAACCTAATAGAAATTTAATTAATGAATTAGTCTCACGTTGTGGGACTTTTTTTAATACGATTACAATCGATGAGCAAATATTATTTCCAAAAGCCTATTTACCTGATGAAGCAGATGGTGTTCAACATATTCGTTTTACATTAGAATTTCCACAATATATTGAATGGAGTGAAAGATAAATGGGAGAAAAAAGAAGTAAAACCGGAATTATTTCTGTCGAAAAACCTACTTGGTTTCCTTTGGAAGATGAGACAGGGAATTTTCCGGTATATGGTACTGCGTTGCCAATGGGAACAGCAGTAAGTATCAAACCAACAGCTAATTATGAAACAACACAAGATTATGGGGATTCAGTGGTTCAAGATCAATTTACAGCTTTTGGTGGTGCAGAAGTTGAACTGGAAGCAAATGGATATACTCATAAAGTTTTATCTACAATTACTGGAGGGAAAATTGTTAAAGGTGGTGCCTTGCGTTCTGGAGAAGATATTGCGCAAGATGGTGCGTTTGCATATAGACGTAAAAAATCGAATGGGAAATACCGTTATACGGTCTTTTATAAAGGACAGTTTGCTCTAGATTCAGATGAAACGTCAACGATTGAAGGAAGTAAAGTAAGTTTTACTCATCCAACTTGGAAGGGTTCATTTGTAGATGTACCAGGACTTGGATATATGTATTCAGTTGATGAAGATGATGAAGGCGTGGATAAAGCAATGATCGGAAATTGGTTTACAAAAGTAGCAATTCCAATTGAAGAAGCAGAACTTTCAGGAGGTACAGAATAATGTCAAAATATCAAACAACGATTAAATTAACGAAAAAAGATGAAGAAGGTAAATATGAGCAAGTACAATTTAAATCTGCTGAATTTTTACCAGGAACAGTTGTAGAAGATGCTGCAGGAGTTATGGAAGAAATGCAAACAGCGACTGATAAACAATCAGTTAAAAAAGCTTTAAGTCGTGCTTATTCATTTATTGCAGATACTTTATTTGAGGGACAATTTACTGGTGAAGATTATTGCAAAGGAATTGATGCTCGTGAGATTGCCTCATTGACAGGAAAATTATTGAAGTCTGTTACTGCAGGTTTTGATGAAACTTATACAGAGACGAAAAAAAAGTAAGTGAGGCGCTCAAGTCACCTTCATTTAAGTATTCGATTACTTACCGAGAATTAGATATAAAGACGCAATTACTCGAAGCAGGTTGGACGTTACCAGAAATTGAACGTACTGACTTGGATGAGTTAATGCGTCTTTTTGCTTTTAGAGATGCGGTAAAAGAGCATGAAGATGTTGAGTACTATGATAATTTCACTCAATTTTAGGAGGTGATACTTTGAATAACGATGACCTAATTCTGAAGATGATACTAGATGAATCTGGTTTTACTGCCGGTATGAATAATGCTGTCAAAAAGTTGAACTCTTTTGATGAAACAATCGAAAGAAAAAGTAGAAATAGTGGCAGTTCATTAGGTAGTATTTGGAAAATATTTGCTGGAAGTTTTCTAGCTAGCGGAGTAACTAGAATCGTAGGAGCTGGCTTTGATCTAATCAAGGGTTCCATAAGTGGAGCGGTTGATCGAGTAGATACGATGAATAACGCTCTACGAAATTTCCAAAATATGGGATTTAGTAATTCAGAAATTATGAAGAATATCGGAAAGAATGGGCTTTTATCTCAAGGTATTCAAGGACTTCCTACTGCTTTGAATGATGCGATAAGTCATGTTCAACTTCTTGCTTCTTCTACAGGTGATTTAACTCGTTCAACTCAAATATTTAAAGCTTTAAATGATGGAATTCTTGGTTTCGGTGGTTCAACTGATCAAGTTAATGAAGCTGTTATTCAATTATCTCAAAGTTTCTCAAACGGAAAAGTAGACGCACAAACTTGGAACTCAATGATCAACGCTCAACTTGGACCTACTCTTTCTGCTATTGCTAAAAAGATGGGAATTACAATGGGAGATCTGAAAGAAGGTTTATCTCAAGGTAAGATTTCTGTTGAAGAATTCCAAAATCAATTAATAGAAATGGATACCAAAGGTGGCGGAGGACTTAAATCATTAAGTCAAATCGCTAAAGATTCTACTAAGGGAATTAAAACCTCTATACAAAATGCAAAAACAGCTGTTACACGTGGTGTTGGTGAGGTAATAGAAGGATTAAATAAAGCATTAGTAGATTCAGATTTAGGTGGATTTAAGGGGATTATTGATAAAGTTGCCAGTTCCATGGAATCTTTTTTGAAAGTAATTGCTGCAAATATTCCTAGAGCAGTGTCTTTTTTAAGTAATCTTTTTGATGCAGTTCAAAAATTTGGCTCTGCATTGAAATTCATGATGCCATTTCTGGTTCCTGCAACTACTGCTTTTGGCGCATTAATGTTTCAACTTAAAGGAATACCAACAATTATAAAAAGCTTCAATAATTTTAAGAATGCCATAATCGGTGTTGGAAATTCACTAAAGATTATGGGGGCTATAGCCGCCGCAAATCCGTTTGTTTTGATTGTTGGAGCCGTTGTTGGAGCGATTGCTGTATTTGGCTATTTTATGGCAACCAACGAAGAGGTTAGAAACAAAGTTATATCCGTTTGGAATGATGTAAAAGATTCCGTACTTGGTGTATTAAAGAATATAAAAGATTGGGGAATTGATACTTGGAATTCTGCTAAAGAAATGGCATCAAATGCTGTTGAGAGTGTCAAGGATGCTTGGTCTGGAATAAAGGAATGGTTTTCAAATACTTGGCAAGGCATTAAAAATGGAGCAACAGGTTTATTTGATAAAACAGTAGAAACATCTATGAATGCGGTTGATAGTGTAAAAAACGCATGGTCAAATACAAAGCAATGGTTTTCTGATATTTGGCAGAGCATAAAAGATTCAGCAACTGAAAAATGGAATGAAATTAAAGGTTCTATCATGGAAGTTGCTGGTCCATTGATTACAGGTTTAAAGAACGCATTCTTGCATGTCACTTTTTATTTAGAGACCTTATGGAATAATCTAGTTGAGATTGGTAAAAATGTTTTTGAGATTTTAAAAAATGTTATACTTACGCCAGTTTTGTTTATTACCTCCATGATTTCTGGTGGATGGGAAGAAACAAAAAACAACATGATTGGTGTATGGAATAATATTAAAGAAAGTGCTCTAAATATTTGGGAGTCTATAAAAAATATTTTTGTTAGTTACATTACAAATATTTATTTTGCTGCGCTTAATATTTGGACAGGGTTCAAACTTACTTTGATAAACATTTGGAATGAAGTAGTAAGTCAAGCTAAATCAATTTGGATTAATGTAAAATACTTTTTTATTAATCTTTGGATTGACATTAAGTATTTTGCTATTCAAAAATGGATTGAATTAAAATTCGGGATTATTCAAACTTGGATTGATTTAAAATATAATGCTATTACTACTTGGAACAATATTAAACAGTTCTTCAAAGATACTTGGCAGAACATTAAAGATATAGCATACAATACATGGATTTCTATAAAGAATTCCATGATCAATACTTGGAATAACATCAAGGAATCTTTCTGGAATATTGTTACTGGAATTGTTAACTCCGCTGAAAATGCATGGACTAATCTAAAAAATGGTGTTTCAAAAGCAATTAATCGGGTGAAAGAAATCTTTGATTCATTAAGGGAAATCAATTTATTCGAAATCGGTAAGAATATCATTGATGGACTTATCAATGGTGTAGTAGAAAAATGGAATGCATTGAAAAAGACTATTAAAGGAATAGCTGGAAGTATCAAAGATTCTATTAAGGGTGCATTAGGTATTCATTCTCCATCTAGATGGATGAGGGATATGGTAGGTAAAAATATTGTTCAAGGTATTATCGTTGGTATTGATAAAGAAAAAAGTAAATTGGATCAGACAATGACTGATTTAGTGAAAACTCCGTCGGTTCAACCAGTTATTACAGGGTCTAATAGTCAACCAGTGGTACAAGCTAAACAAAATACATCTTCAAATGCAGTGAATGAAATTCACTTGCATTTAAATGTTTATGGAGATCTACCTGATTCGATGATTAAACAAATCGCCAAGAAGATGAAAACAGAATTGACGAGACAAATGAAACGAGATGCTGATGCAGTAGGAGGGACATTATATGCAACTTAAAAGAGGACAATTTTTTATCAATCAACATTATTCTTCTGAGTTTAACGTATATATTCAAAATAGGCCTGCCTCTGTTTCAGCTAGTCGTGTAATTGAATTGAGAGAACGTGAAGGCAATGACTCAATTATTATCGATAAAGCCTATTACAAAAACGTTACTAGAAAAATTGAATGTTATTACAAAGCACCATCGATTGATTTAGTGCAGGAATGGGAAGATCGAATTACTGAATGGTTAGATATGAACTCTTACAGTGATTTTATTCTTTATTACGATCAACAATATATCTATCAAGCTATAGTAACCGAAGCGCCAGAATTTAAAGGAACAAGAAAAACAGGGAACATAGTTCCATTTGAATTTACAGTTAGTCTTCGACCATTCAAAGAAAATTATAGTGGTCGTTTTGCTATTCAACAGATAAAAGCTTTCGAGTTATTTAATCCAGAGAAGTATGCTTCAAAACCGCTTATTAAATTGAGTGGTTCTGGAGATGCTTCTTTTTATATTAATAATGATAAATATGATTTGAAACTATTAGATAGAGAATTATATATAGATTCTAAACTAGAAGAGTCTTATCGAAAGCTAGATGACAATTTAGAACATCAAGATCATGTCACTTTATTTTTAGATTTTCCATTTCTATACCCTGGAAAAAATGAAATCAAATGGACGAATAACATACATTCGTTTGAGATAATACCAAGGTGGTGGAGAAAAGTATGATACCAAGAATATATAGTCCTACCGAGACAGATTTTTCTACGAATGGTTTAGGGATTTTGAAGGACACCACAAAATGTGAGATATATGAAGTAGCAAATGGAAAATATGAATTAGAGTTGGAGTATCCATTAGGTACTCGATTTGATGAATATTTTGAAAATGACTATCAAATAAAAGCAAAGTCAAATGATCAAGAAGAGTATCATATCTTTTTTATTGATGATAAAGATATTGATACCTTTTTAGATACCGTAACTATTTATGCCCAGAGTCGTACAAATCGGCTTGGAAGACGAGCGGTCACTTTTGCTGGAGTCGACTCTAAAACTGGTCGAGAAGCAATGGCAATTATTGAAAACAATATGGATAAAAAATCAGATATACGCTTATATTCTGATATTACAACTGTATCAAGTACAACTTTTGAAGCAAGAAATGTTTTAAATTGTATTGCTGGTGAACAAGGATCTTTACTTCAGTATTGGGGCGGAGAAATTAAACGTGAGCCTTTTAAGCTATCTTTATTAAAGCGAAGAGGTCGTGATAATATTGGCACAATCCGATATGGAAAAGATTTATCTGGGTTAAAAGTTAAGTTAGATTGGACAGGCGTGAAAACAAGAATTATTCCGTATGCTGATCCTCAAAGTGATGCAGGTACAACTAGCCGAATTTATGGCTCGCCAGTAGATAGCGAATATATTAATAATTATCCTGATGTATATACAGAACACGTTCAATTCACAGAAGAACAGGGAGTTAAAGACGTTAATAGCTTAAATAAAATAGCTAAGAATTATTTCAAAACAATTAATCCAGGCTGTGATAAACCGAAGATTTCTATTACCGTTGAGTTCGATAAATTAACGGACACCGAAGAAGGAAAAGAATTCGCTAAGATAAGAAATTATGGGTTATTTGATACGTTTAAAATATATCATCGAAAATATAAACTATATTTTGAATCGAAAGTTAGCGGTGTTCAATATGATTCATTATCTGAAAAGGTTTTGAAATTGGAAGCTGGGGATGCTCAAGTTGCTTTTTATCAACAACAAGCTGTTACTATTCAAGATAAATTAAAAGATTATGCTACGAATAATTATATGAGTAGTTTTAATGATTATGTGTCCTCTATGATTGCAGGTCAAGGAAATGCAGGCGGTTATGTAGTTTTATGGCCAAAAGAAAAACCTTCAAATATTTTTATAATGGATAGCCCTGATTTAAACAAGGCAAAAGAAGTATTAAGAATGAACAAAAATGGAATTGCCTTTTCTAAAAATGGTTGGAATGGTCCTTTTAATTCCGCTTGGACATTGGATAGTATATTCAATGCTAATTTTATTCAAACAGGATTAATAAAGGCAGATATCTTTCAAAACTCTTTTAATAAAACTGGAGATGTATTGAAATTAGTTAATGGACTACTTCAAATTTGGAATAACAAAAAGAAAATAATGGAGTTAACCAAAAAAGGAATGGAGTTTTGGAATTCTAATAGTTCAATTGGAACGATTGGAACAACTGATTCTGCTGGTAATCCTTTTCCTGGAGCTTCTACTCCCACACCTATTGAAGATAATTCTTTAGTTATTCGTACAAATGGAGACGGCAAATATATTTTGATTTCTCCTAAAGTTGGTAAAGGATTAGTTTTATTAGGAAATGGTAAAGCAATTTATTTTGGAGACTTAGATGTACAAGGCAAACTCACAGTTAACGGAAAAGAAATCACAGGGAACAACAGTGGAGGAAGTGATCCTGGAACTATCCCTCCTCAATTGACGACGGAAGCTGAAAAAAGAGCATGGAAAATTTGGACAATGCTGAAAGCTCGTGGCTATTCTGAATATGCAGCTGCAGGTATTCTAGGAAATATTCAGGGGGAGGTTGGAGCAAGTATGAACCCTGATACAGAACAACTTGGTGGTCCAGCTTATGGGATTGTTCAATGGGATGGTTCTGCTTATCCGTTAGTCGGATCACCAACTTGGAACGGACGAGAGTATGTTCAGCGTTTGATGAACACCGCAGGGATTCAAGAAGATTATCGAAGTATTGAAGCCCAAGTAAAATTATTAGATTGGTGTATGTTCAACGGTCAATGGCTCGGAAAAGTAAATCCAACCACAGTATCAGGATTTAAATCGATCAATGATGCCAAAAGTGCAGCGTATGCTTTTGAAATGAACTTCGAACGCCCAGCTTCTGCACATCCAGAACGCCAAAATTATGCCCAATCTTGGTATAACAAATTACATGGATTAACTAGTCCAGAACCTGGAGGGAATTTCATTTGTCCAATTCAAAAACCAGTGACAGTTACTTCAGAATGTGGATGGAGAACTAGTCCAATAAATGGCGGCCAAGAATTTCATAATGGAATTGATCTTGTAAATGGAAATCCTAATACACCTGTTTTTGCAGCATTAGATGGGGAAGTTGTTCAGGCTGGTGCTAATTATTATGACTGGTATGGTAATTACGTGGTTATTAAACATAATAATGGGAAGTGGACAGGTTATGCTCATTTGTCTCGTATTGATGTTTCTGTTGGACAAAAAGTCCAGAAAGGTGCTCAAATAGGCTTGATGGGAACAACTGGTCCATCTACAGGAGAACATCTACATTTTCAAATTATGAAAAATTATTGGCCACAGCCAGTTGTTGATTTTGAGAATCCAAGAAATTATATCCAATTTTAAGGTGGTGATTCTATGAGTAAATGGAATGTCGTTTTAAGTACAACAGAACCATATAATTATGTGGGGATGATTCAAGTTCGACAAGGCAATAAGAATACAGAGGTTATGGAAGCGACTATAGTTGAAAATGGTCTTCCCTACGATTTATCAGAATGTAAGGTATATTTTGAATCAGTTGTAGGTGGGAAATATCCAGTCCAATTAGAAACAAAAATTGTGGATGCTAAAAAAGGGAAAATTAACTATATTTTTGATAAATATTCCATGCAGTGTTTGCATCGACAAACAGCCAATTTCATTATATTTAAAGGAGAAGACTTGATTGGAACAACTCAAGACTTCTCCTATTTTGTCATCAATGCTGTTTCAAAAACAGAAGGAGAAATGGGTTCTTATTGGCAATCAATTGAAGATTTAATTGCTGATATGACAGATTTTATTAATGAAAATAAAGGCGATTTTACGGACTGGATGAATGAAAGGAAAGAAGAATTTGATCGCTGGAGAGAAGAACAGGAGAATAGTTTCCAAGATTGGAGAGAAGGACAAGAATCAGATTATTTGTCATGGTTTGAATCAATCAAGGATATTTTGAAGTCTATCGATCCAGGTGGAGTAATGTTAGCCGAATTAATGGATGCACGTGTTGATATTCAAGGAGTTCGTCATGCGTCTATTTCAGAGCGCTTGCTGGCAGATATGGATTATCTATATCAGAAATTACGAGCAACACTTTTCACGATTGAATACGGTGAGATTGAAGTGACTGATATTTTGCAGGATGATCTCTTTTCAGATAATCACGAAGTCGAAAAAGTTGGAACTGTAGAATTTCCAATTGAAGAAGGAGCTTTGATTATTGCAACTGTTGATGATCCAAAACAGAATGTTTTCACTCTTGAGAAAGTTGGGGTGATTTGATGGTTAAAGTAAAGAGAATGATGGAGACTGATGAATCTGGTGTTAAACGTCAATTTATGCCAATTACACATGTTTCTGCAGTTTTAGGCTTAGAAAAAATGATATCAGGACAATCAAAAGTTCTTTCGGTTAATGGTAAATATGGTGCAGTCATTTTAACGAAAGCTGATTTAGGATTAGAGAATGCAATTACTGAACTACCTTATGCAAGCGAGACAAGCGATGGTATTCTTACTGCTGAAATGTTTCAAAAGATCGTAAATGGAGAAGGTGGAACATATATTTTGCCGATTGCTACTCCTGAACAATTAGGAGGTATAAAAGTTGGGGAACTCTTAGAAGTTACTGAAGAAGGTGTTTTATCTGCAACTAAGCAAACAGACTTCAATTTCTCTGAAGAATTAAAGGGAAAATTAGAATCTCTAAAAATATTAAAAGCAGGTGCAAATATATCAATTGCAGAAGATGGAACAATTAGTTCTACAGGTGGTAGTGGGACTGGTGGTGTTAATCAGTCATATGTAGATCAAAAATTCCAAGAAGCTGTAAATCAAGCAGAAAGTTACACAAACGAAAGAATTCCAAATTTTACTTTTGAAAAAATCGGGGAGGTATAGAAAATGACAGATATCGTAAAAATAAAACAAAGCGGTGTACAGGTTTATCCACAAACTCATTGGAATGCTATAGAAGGCAAACCAACAACGGTGAAGGGAGATAAAGGCGATCCTGGCCAAGCAGCAACAATTACCATAGGAACCGTTTCTAGTGGTTCAACCGCTTCTGTTACGAATGTAGGAACATCATCTGCAGCTAGATTTAATTTTGTTTTACCAAAGGGAGATAAAGGTGATCCTGGAATAAATGCCACAACTACAGCTGTAGCTACAACTACAGCAAATGGGTTGATGTCGTCCACAGATAAAACTAAGTTGGATGGAATTGCAGCTGGAGCACAGAAAAATCCAGGTAATGCTACAACTACGACAGCAGGTTTAATGTCAGCAACCGATAAAGTGAAACTTGATGGATTAGCGAATATTACATTTGAGAAAGTGGGGACTGTCTAATGTCTGATATTGTGCAATTAAAAGAAAATGGCGTTCCTAAATATCTTAAAACACATGTTAATGCTATTGACGGAGTTGATGGAAAGTTGGTAAGAGCAACTGGGAATGAAACAATCCTTGGTACCAAAAATTTTCAAGATGGGATACAAGTAGCAGGTAAAAAACCGGTTTTGACTAAAGCAACCACAGACTATGCAATGGTGGATAGGCATAACAATGCTTCGGTAATGTCAGATGGCTCATTGAAATTATATCGAAGAGGTGATTTAGTCTATCTAACAGGATCATTTAAGCTGTCAGCTGGTAAATACAATCAGGGCGTTTGGTTCGATATACCTTCGTGGTCTTATCCTATAGAACCTGTCAGGATATATGGTAAATCAGGTGATAAAGTATGCTTATTATTTATAAATCTAGTTGATAACAATAATATTGTTTGTGTGGATAATATTGCGAAGGATTCGTGGATTACAGCATCGGCTTGCTGGATGGCTAGAGATCCATATTAAGGGAGGAAAACAAAATGAAGATAGTTTACAAAGTATTATATCCACTAGGTTACGAAGAACACGAAGTAGAGGATAATTTCCCAACTGGTTTACCTTTTGTAGAAGTTCCACCTATTTTGTTTGAGAAGAAGGAAGATGAGACGGATGAAGCTTTCGGAAGAAGACAACAGTCGCAATTCTTTAACTTCACTGAAAATAAGTGGGAAGAAGCAGTTACACAAGATTATTCAAAAAAATTAGAACTACTAGAAAATTTATCTATAGGTTTACAGGTAGATAATGCTGCATTGAAAAAAGCAAATGAAGAGCTTACTACAAAAGCAGAATCACTAGCACAAATTAATTCGAAGACCATGTTGACATCCCTTCAAAACACAAAAGACATTGCTACTATCAAAGAACAACTTGACGGAGGAAAATAATATGTATTCTTATGATGATATCAAGATGATGTATGACTGGAATTGTTTTACTGCTGACCAAGTTCGACAATTCGTTCCACTATGCATTACAGACGAAGAAGCAGAAAAAATTATTAACAATGAAGAGAGTGCATCTTAATTGATGTGCTTTTTATTTTGATTCAAGGAGTTGTCACATGATTAATTTAGGGGAATGGGGAGCGATAGCAGGATCAGTAACTGCTATCGTTTCTTTGATTTTATTAGTAATAAAACCAATTACTGCATCTTTCTCGAAGATTACTGAGACTCTTTCAAAAGTAAGTCGAAACTTAGATTTATTGACTAAAGATTTAGAAGCAAGCAAATCTGATCGCATTACTATTCATGAAGAACTAAAGAAACATGATGAAAGATTAGACACACATGCAGAAAAATTGGTGGAACACACGCAACAAATTAAAACTTTATTTAGAGAAAGATCTAGGTAAAAAAGAGAGGAGTTAAGGAGAAATGATTTTACCCGATAAGTATTATCAAGTCATTAAATGGACAGTTTTAACAGTATTACCAGCTGCTTCTGTGTTAGTTGCCACGTTAGGGAAAGCGTATGGATGGAATGGAACAGATATGACAGTGCTGACTATCAATGCAGCAGCAACATTTTTAGGCGTTATCACTGGTGTGTCGGCTTATAATTTGAAAAAATAGGAGGAAACAAATGAAAAAGAAAATCACTATTACTGCGATGAGCCTATTAACGGCTCTTTTTTTATTGCCAATAAACGCCTTTGCTTACACGATCAACAATGAATTCAATTTGGGCGCAAACGAAGGTAGTTCTCAAGTAGCAAATAACCAATACATCCTATTGCATGAAACAGCAAACGAAACTGCGACAGGACGAAATGAAGCGCAGTACATGAAACGTTCTTGGTACAATGCCTATACAGCGTATATTGTTGGCGATGGTGGGATCGTTTACCAAGTTGGACAACCTGGTTATGTACAATATGGCGCTGGTTCATATGCTAATGCAAATAGTCCTGTGCAAATCGAACTGCAACATACGCACGATAAAGTAACGTTTGAAAAGAACTACAAGGCATACGTTGAATTGGCTAGAGATTCAGCAATGAAATATGGTATTCCATTAACATTAGACACGCCTTATAACCAACCAGGAATCAAATCACATTTATGGGTAACACAAAATATCTGGGGAGATCATACTGATCCATACGGTTATCTTTCTGAAATGGGCGTAAGTAAAGAAAAATTAGCATATGATTTAGCTCATGGATTTACCGATGAAAATCCAACAACTTCTGAAAACAAGCCTGTCATTGATCCAACACGAGCTGGTGCAGCTAATCCTACACTGACAGATGGAACGAATTACGCCCACATTGATCAGTTTGGAGAAATCGAAAATGCAAATTTGCATGTAGCTGGATGGCACATTGCTAACTATAAATACGAGTATATCTTCATTATGGATTACAATACTGGGAAAGAATTAGCTCGAGTAAGAGCTGATGGAATTTATAGATCAGATGTAAATCAAGCTTATAATACTTCTGGAAATGTTGGCTATCATGTATCTTTTAACATGCGTAACTTCCCTAATAAGAAAGTCTATGTCATGATGCGGGCAACGAATGATCCAGAGGGAAACACTAAAGGCGGTGCGCAAGATTTCCATGACAAACGTTGGTATTTAAATATTCCTAAACGATAAAAATAGCTCCTCGTTGAGGAGCATTACATAACTATATTGACAACTATAAAAATCATTCGATAAAATAGTGATGTTATCGCATATCTTCACTATCACCCATAGCTAATCACACTCCAAAATTATGCGATAACAGGATTGTTGCCACACCTTCTACTGGTTGATTGTTTATGGCTTTATGTGGCAACAACCAGTACCCTTAGCTTAGTTGGTCAGAGCAGACGGCTCATAACCGTCCGGTCGTAGGTTCGAGTCCTACAGGGTACATTAACGTAGCCATTTGAATCGTTCTGTGTTAGAATTTTTTTAAGAGTATTATACAAACTAAAGCTTTTCTTCATTTGGAGTGGTAGTTAATTAGTGACTTATTTTTGATTTTATAGCACTGATACTATAAAATATAGATATCATCATATTACACAATCTTAATACTAACTTAAAAAATATCTCCTTTCACAAATATGGTGATAAAATTCGTTCCGGGCTACCTTTTTAGGTAGCCTACTTTAATCTTTGTATCTTTCTGGATCAACGAAAGTATACTTTATATAGTCATAACGCCGATGATCGCTTCGTGCGTCTGGCACGTCAGTCACGATATCAAACAAAAAGTATACATCCTTCTTCATTCTAGTTTTCGCAGCAGGAATTTTGAAATAGTTCTTATTAGAATAGTAGAGATTGATTAATAAGCTATCTTCGATTGCTAAAAAGAAAACTTCTGAATTCCATACTTTATAAAAATCTTTGATAAATCTATTCGAAGGGTCAAATTTAAACCATAATTGTGTCTCATTAAAAAGCATAACCATTACTCCGATCTGTTTTTAAAATTAGTTTCTACCTCTAATATATATCGAGTTTTTATTTTGCCTTCAGAGAATACTGTTTCTTTTTTTGCAGTTACAGGTTGTTTATTTTCGGAAAAAGCTAATATAGCTAAGATTGAAACATCCATCTGGAATTTATCTTTTTTACTGCTTTGATCATAAAAGTCTGCATATTCATCACTGATATTTTTTCTAATAAATTCTTCCATCAT